TTGCAGCAACACTCTTCTATGACTGTCGGAACAGCCGGCCCAAGAACATCCTATTTCAGACAGATGATATCATCATCTTCAATGGGCAGAGGCATAAGGTGCAGACGGTGGAGCCGTTGTACGATGGGGCGAGGCTCCACCATTATGAAATGGGGCTGATCAGGCATGCCTAAGATAAGCACGCGAGTGACGTTCCACCGCTCCCAGGCGGCGGCACTGATCAAGGCATCGAGCAATTACGGGCTGACGGCTATGGGGAATCAGGCGCTGCAGGATGCCAGCCAGTATGTGCCGCAGGACCAGGGGGATCTGGAAGGGAGCGGCCTATCCAACAGCGACATGCAGGCGGCCAATGGGAAGTTCGCGCTTAAATGGGCGGAGCCTTATGCGCAGTACCTCTGGAACGGCGATGTGATGTATGGAAACCCTACAAACAGGACTTATGGGCCGAAGAAGATCTCATTCACGAGTGCCCTGGCAAGGCAGGAATGGGCCAAATATGCCAGGGAAGTGCATGGCGCAGAGTGGAAGAAGGTCTACCAGGCCGCTATGAAAAGGAGGATGCGACAGGGATGACGCCGCAGACGGAATTTTTGGACCTGATATGCGATACGGCAGAGCGGAACTGCGATCTTGGAGCGGAAATATCGCTTAAGGAACTCCCCGCAGAGGGAGGCATATATGCCGAACTCGGGGAGGGGATCGGGGACAGCCCCTACTATGACAAGAGCGCGGTGCGGACGATGCCAGTTCTGTTCCTCTGCCGCGATGCGGATCAGCGCAGAGGGATGGACAGGCTCTGCCGGATATGCAACTACATGCAAGGGCTCAGGCAGTATCCGCAAGGCAGGACAGTATCCTGGCTGGACGCCCGAGTCGCAAAAGAACCCAACAAGATAGGCAGGGACGAGGACGGGGTCTATCACTTCTCCTGTATCCTCAACTGCCAGATATATTTTTAAGAAAGGAAGAAAGGAATATGGAAAAAATCAATCTGCAGGTATTTGCAGAACCCGCGCTTCCGGAGAATCCGATTACCCCGGAAATCAACTATGAGACCGAGGCGTATATCAATACGGCTCCAGGAGAATCTACCGCAAAGTGGGCATCCCTCGCAAATCTTACGCAGAACATGGCGCAGTCGCTGAACGAGGTGCTGCAGCAGATCGCGTATTATGCGGACAAGGGGTGGAGCTCCACGGAGGTCACGGGCGCGCAGATGACGCTTACCCTTACAGGGGCAGTCAAGCCAAATGATGAGGCCTGCGACTATATAATGAGCGATGAGGTCATGTATGGGCTGGGAAATGCCCGCAAGACGCATCTAAAACTACAGAAGGGCAGCAAGGTGATCATCTGGCCAGTGACGCTGGCCAACATCACGCCTGCATATGGCGACGCGACTGCGACTAACGCGCTGACGGTCACGCTGCATGGCAATGGCCGTCCGGTAATCGGGACGACGACAGGGGCATAGGGGCTGGATTACCAGCCCTCATTAGGAGGTAGAAATGGCATATCAGATAAAAAGAGAGAGGCAGTATTTTGCCGAAGACATCGAACTGCTTGACCAGGACGGCAGAGTCGTGCTATCCATCCATGTCGCGCTTGACCCGGATAGCGTAGTCGAGAAGATAAGCAGGAAGTATATAGACCTTGTACATATCCAGCAGTCCTTCCAGGGATTTGACGCGTCAGCTAAGAATGAAGCGGAAGTGCAGGAGGCTTATGCAAGGCTTGGGAATGCGGTGATTGCCCTCCTCGAAGCCGTATTCGGAACAGCAGACACGAGACGGCTGCTTGACTACTTTGATGGCAACTATATCGAGATGATGCATCA